GTTTTTTGTGCAACTACATTTTACCACAAGGGTTCGCTATGGATTTTTAAGTGTTCAACTTAATTATACAATCCGCCCTTTTTATTTTTCTGCCCTATACTTTGAAATAGAGCTATTTTTCTTATATAATATGGTATTGTGAATAGAGCAGAATTTCTTCTTACGAAACACTCTGCTTTGCTTTTTTTGAATCAGAAAGAAGGATACCCATGTATCTGATAGATACGTATGACGTGATCGTGGTCGGCGCCGGCCATGCCGGATGCGAGGCGGCGCTTGCTGCTGCCCGGATGGGCATGAAGACGCTCCTTACCACGATTTCACTCGAGAACGTGGCCATGATGCCCTGCAACCCTGCCATCGGCGGACCGGGCAAGAGCCATCTCGTCAAGGAAATCGACGCACTGGGAGGAGAAATGGGCATCGCTGCCGATGCTACCGCCATCCAGATGCGCATGCTCAACCTTGGAAAAGGCCCGGCTGTCTATGCCCTGCGCGCCCAGTCCGACAAGAGCGAATACCACCGCTACATGAAGAAAGTCGTTGAAAACACAGATAATCTTGACCTCAAACAGATCCAGGTCATGGACATCATCGTCGAAGACGGCAAATGCGTCGGCATCACGACCGAACTCCATGAAGAATACCGCGCCAAGGCAGTCATCCTCTGCACAGGCACCTACCTCGACAGCGAAATCATCATCGGCGAGACCATGTACTCCGGCGGCCCGAACGGCATGAGACCCTCCGTCGGACTCTCCGAAAACCTGAAGAAGAGAGGCATCAAGATCCTCCGCTTCAAGACAGGCACACCGAGCCGCGTCGACATCAGAAGCCTTCACCTCGACCACATGCAGCTCGAAGAAGGCGACCCGCAGAACCATGCCTTCTCCTTCATGAACGAAAGAGAAGACAGGAACCAGAGAAACTGCTGGCTCACCTATACAAATGAAGAGACCCACCAGATCATCCGCGACAACCTCATGCGCGCACCCAAGTACGCAGGCCTCATCCATGGCGTCGGCGCCCGCTACTGCCCGTCCATCGAAGACAAAGTAGTACGCTTTGCCGACAAGAAACGCCACCAGCTCTTCATCGAGCCGGAAGGCCTTGATACGAACGAAATGTACGTCCAGGGCATGTCCACATCCATGCCGATCGACGTCCAGTACGCCTTCCTGCGCACCATCCCGGGCCTCGAAGACGTCAAAGTCATGCGTCCGGCCTACGCCATCGAGTATGACCTCCTGGACCCGCTCCAGCTCTATCCGACCCTCGAACTCAAGAAACTCCCGGGCCTCTACTCCGCCGGCCAGGCCAACGGCACCAGCGGATACGAAGAAGCCGCGGCACAGGGCCTCATGGCAGGCATCAACGCAGCCCTCAAGATCCAGGGGAAAGATCCCTTCATTCTCGGCCGCCACGAAGCCTACACAGGCGCACTCATTGACGACCTCGTCACCAAAGGCACCAACGAACCGTACCGCATGATGACAAGCCGCAGCGAATACCGCCTCATCCTCCGTCAGGACAATGCAGACCTGCGCCTCACCGAAAAAGGCAGACAGATCGGCCTCGTCGACGACGCAAGATACGAACATTTCCTCAGAAGAAAGAAAAACTTCGAGGATGCCATGGAATACATCCGCACCGCGCGCTTCACACCGAAGCCGGAAATCAATGAAGCTCTCGAAAAAGCAGGCACAGCCCCGCTCACCACAGGCATCGGCGCCGACCAGATCCTGAAACGCCCGGAAATGACATACAGAAAAATGATTGAAATCCTGGGATGCCCCGAATTTGACCCTGAAGCCATAGAGGAAATGGAAATCACCGTCAAATACGAAGGCTACATCGCACGCCAGGAAGCAGCCGTCAGGAAAGCAGCCAAGATGGAAAGCGAGAAAATGGCCGCTGACATCGACTATCTCCACATGGATGGCATCTCCATCGAAGCACGCCAGAAACTCGACGAAGTCCGTCCGCTCTCACTCGGACAGGCCTCCCGCATCTCCGGCGTATCACCAGCTGACATGTCCGTCCTGATGGTTTATATTAAGAGAAGAAAAGCCGAAAAATAATTATAAGGGAAATGAGCCGCAAGGCTCCGGTTTGAAAGGGGAAACATATGACAATCGCAGAAATGATGCAGCTGTCCGTACTTGCGGGGCGAGAGGACGCCGCGCAGAAACTCTTCGCTTACAATGACCTCGTCATGGAAATGAGCGGAAAGATCAATTTGACGGGCATCAAGGACCCTGAGGAGAGTCTGATCAAGAACGTCTACGATTCACTGACCGTCTACGACGAAAAGTATTTTCCAGAAAACGCAAAACTCCTGGATCTTGGCACAGGCGCCGGCTTCCCCGGCGTACCCCTTGCCATTCTCCGGCCTGACATCCAGGCAGTCCTGGCAGATTCCATCCAGAAAAAACTCACCTTCGTCGAAAACGCATGCCAGAAACTAGGCATCAAAAACGTCAAGTGCCTTCACATCCGCGCCGAAGAAGGCGGAAGAAGAAGAAAAACCAGAGAATCCTTCGACATCGTCACAGCCAGAGCCGTGAAAATGCTCCCCGTTATCTCCGAATGGGCCCTCCCATTCGTCAAAGTCGGCGGCGTCTTCGCAGCCATGAAAGGCCCGGGCGCCTTAGATGAGCTCAAGGAATCCGGCAAAATCCTCCGCGAACTCAACGCAGAAGTAGAAGAAGTCAAAAACCTCGAACTTCCTACAAAAGAAAAACGCTGTATCCTCTACATCAGGAAAACAGCCCCATGCCCCAAGACATACCCAAGAAAAATCGGCATCGCAGAAAAGAAACCGATACTGGGGGAATAATAGTAGTTACGAAAAAAGGACCCATCGAGGGTCCTTTTTTCGTTGTCAGGCTACGCTGACGACACCGGAAAACCGCGGTAAAACCGCGTGGAACTACATCTCATCCACCGCAAGCGGTCCCCCTTCTCCTGTCGGAGCAAGGTCACCCGTCGAGAGTCCTTTTTTTGTTGTCAGACTACGCTGACGACACCGGAAAACCGCGGTAAAACCGCGGAGAAATGCAACTCATCTACCGCAAGCGGTCCCCCTTCTCCTGCCGGAGCAAGGTCACCCATCGAGAGTCCTCTTTTGTTGCGCCCGCGGCGCGGTTTAAATGCCAAGGTGCACTTTTAGATTAATGAAGATTAGAAAGAAAGCTCTTATATAGCTACCGTACAACCGCCCTAAGGTGCGAATTAAAACACCACACAACCTCGTTTCACTCGCAGAACCTTTTATAAAAACCGATGAATACTGCACCCCTTTCCCGGCTTTTTTGGAAAATGCAGCAATTAAAAACCACATAACCAAGGCTATCGCCTTGAGGAAATGCAACTCATCCGCCCGACATCAGAATTTAAGGTCGGGCACCTTCCCTTCCAGAGCAAGGTCAAAGGCATTCTTCCCCGCTGGGGCAGGTCAAAACCTTCTGCATCGACGCGAACCGATATTATTAACTGCGATGTACTGAGTCTTGTCTTTTCCGTTCCCTCACTCAATGGCGGCCGGTATCCTTATGGGATTCTTCTCCGGGGCTTTCCACTCGAGTTCTTTTCTTCCTGCTTTCGGGGAGAGGACGTCTCTCACCAGGCGGATGTGGCGTTCTACGGTGGGGAGGGACCAGTGGGTCAGAAGCTCTCGGCCTCCCGAAAGGCCTATGATGCATTTTCCCTCGCCATCGGTGTAAAGGCTCCGGATGGCGGACAGGCGCACGTATCCCAGTGATGGCGCTTTGTCCGAAAGTTTGACCTGTACAAATATAGATCCGTCGTTAAAAAGAAGACCCGTCCCTCTCTTTCCTTTGAAAAGCTTCCTGCATGCCTGATTGTCATTCCCCATGAATGACGCCATCGTCTGCATATATTTTTCTACCGTGCAGTACGACATACTCTCCCACCAGTCCTCATAAATCACCAGGCACGAGGAAGCAGGGCCGGTGACGCAGGGGACAAGCGCAATGATCCTTGATGGTTCCAATTGCTACTCCTGTATTAGACTCACTTCGTTCCGAAAATCCGGCAAGGCTCCGGGAAACAGGAGCCAGCAGGGAATGGCAGCCTTCCCCGCGCCGTCAGGCGGCCGCATCTGCCGCCTCGGGTCTTGATGACCTCTTTAGCAATTATAAACATTTGTTCTACTTTTAGCAATACTATCAATTTCACCGAAGCTTTGCAGCTACCAGTCGTGATGAAAAACACTGTTTCTCCTTTCCCGAGAGCCGCTAACCTCGCCTTCCCAGACGGGGAAGGGGGACCGCTTCGCGGTGGATAGGGTTAATTACCGACAGCCGGAGGCTGGTTTTATGGTTTCTAAAGGTGCAGTAATAAGTAAAAGGATAGGGTTAATTACCAACAGCCGCAGGTATATAAGTTTAAGACAAATAAGAACTGAGCTCTTTTATTTCTTCATCGCAGAGCTGCCCCCACGGGGGAAGTGGCGCCGTTAGGCGACGAAAGAGGTGTAGTGGGGGTGCGGATATTTTTTTGGACCATTCTGGTAGTACTTACATTATCCCTAAGCTTTCTCTGTATTCTACTGGACTCATGCCGCCCAAGGTAATTTTAATTCGGTCTTCATTATACCAATGAAGATAATCGTCTAGGTAAGCTATGAATTCTTTAATGGATACACCTATCCAGCTTCTATTATAGAACATTTCGTTTTTTACTCTTCCAAAGACACCTTCACAAGCAGCATTATCCGGCGAGCACCCTTTTTTCGACATGGATCTTGTCCAGCCGAATTTCTTCATCAAGGCGATCCATCCAGGCCATTGGTAATGTATACCGCGGTCTGAATGAACGATAGGATGCTTGTCATCGCCCAGGGCCTCTCTCGCTTTTACCAGCATGGTATTGACCAGTTTGGCATTCGGCGACGTGCCGATCGTCCATGCGACAATCTTGCCGTCAAAGACGTCAGTTATAGCTGACAGGTATACTTTCCCTGCAGATATGTGGAATTCCGTAATATCTGTGAGAAGCAGCTTTCCTAATTCGTCGGCATGAAAATTCCTGTTAACGAGATTAGGGGCAGGTGAAATTTCTCCTTTGTAGGAGCTATACTTTTTAGCTTTTTTGCGGTATGGAACCAGATGATCCTCTTTCATAAAGCGGCGGACGAGCTTCTCAGAAAGAATTTTCCCATCTTTTCTGAGCGCTAACCAGATTCTCCGGTAACCATAAACCGACCGGTTCTTCTTAAATTTGTCTTTGATGGTTTCGCGTATTTCCGCATATTTATCTCCCGCCTTCATAGCGGATTTCTGGTAGAAATATGAGGCTTTAGCCATATTTAGCACCGTCAGCAGTTTCTTCAGGGGATACTTGCTGCGGCTCAGAAGGGCATCAATCACGATGGCTTTTTCCCGATTGGTCAGTGTTTTTAGACTGATGCCCTCTTCTTTTTTTATTGTTTCTGCAGCTATCTCGAGGGCTTCGTACTCGATCCGTTTAATAAGAGTCTGCTCGCCAAGCTCCTTATACTCTTTCGCAAGTGTCTGGCACTTTTCATCAAGAGACTTCGTCTTCTCTCCCAGTGACTGATTGGCTTTCAGCAATGCTTTATTCTCTTTGCGGAGGTTTTCCATATTTCTAAGCAGTACTTGCATTTCTTCTTTTAAAGATTCAATCGTTACTTCCGAGTCCTTTTTAGACATTGTTGCCAGCCTCCTTTGGAACAATTCCTCGAGGAAGCCTAAGTCCTTGTAGATAGCGTTAGAGGCTATCTCAATTTCTTCGAATGGATTCTCCTGAATCAGTGGACTGCTTCCCGTCTGTCGATCTTGCCCCCATTTTACAGGGTTCTGGTCAGCTTGCCAATGATCGTTTTCGTTAAGGTTGTATTTCTCAACCCATATTTTCAATCTCTGCGTGCTGCTGGGATAGCCTATTTCCCTGATGGTGCGCCGCAGATCGCCGCAATTTACGAAGTATTTGACGGCTAATGTTTTTTGTTTGAGAGAATATCCGTCATCAAATCCGTCTACTTCGTGAATCTCTCTGGAGAACTTGAATTCCCGGCACCATTGACGCAACACTTTTATGTCGTGAGGATAGCCGAGCGTTCTCATAATGCCTTTGAGCCCCATGCCCGAATCGACGTGCAGTTTGACTGCCTTTAAGCGCTCTTCATGCGAATACATAAATTGACCTCCTGACACCTCTGTCAATTGGTCCAACTTTTTGTCCGCGTCCCCGACGCTATCTCACAAAAACCACTTAAGGATATGAGCGTATCTGATGTGTGTCGTATAGGTGAAATGGTAAATCAGTTGTTAAAAGTAGACCAGCATATTGGGGACAAACAAAAGCTAAAGGAAATTTTCGGAAACTTTAGAGAAATGGGAGGTACCATCCGAGATGACCAGTGGGCCAAAGGCAGTTCTAAGGTAAATAAAGAAATGCTAAGAAATGCATTTTCTGTATACCCAAAGGCATGGGCAGATTACTTGGACGCTACAAGTCGGAAGCTTTATACGCTCAAGGCTGACAGAGGATTCTTTATTAGCGGGGCTGTAATGGCAAACGGGAAACGTTATGCTACAAAGTTCGACAATTACCGTGAGAATTATGTTTCTATCCATATGAATGGCGTGCGAAAAACAACTCCGTTTCATGAAATTGGGCATTATGTAGAATTCTTTAATTCCGACGCTTTAAAAATATCAAAAGATTTTATCGCGCAAAGAACTAAAGATGAGAACCCAGTAGCGTTGGCGGAATTATTTCCAGGATTTGGGTATAATGATACCGAGATTACCAAAAAGGACGATTTTATCAATCCGTATATTGGTAAAGAATACACCAGTGCTTCAGAAGTTCTTAGCATGGGGCTAGAACAAATCTATGAACCCACAAAATTTGTGAAAAGCATTAGCGTCGATTCTGACGGGACGGAAACGCGGAATTATGCTATAATAACAGATGATAGAGAATATCTTAATCTTATTATTGGTCTGATATTAATGGAATAAACGGGGGGGATTAATATGCCTGCAGACGCATTCGGGACTAATCTTGATATAGCAATGGCGGATTTAACTCGTGCAAAGACGGAATACTTAAAAGTATTCGGACAGCATTCTCTTGAGCGTGTTACGTTATTGGATCCTGTACACCCTGTTGCAAGTGAGTATAAATTAGCAGCAAAGAAACTTTGGCGTGCGATAAAAACGAAGCAAGCAATTCCTCAATTTGATAAGGAAATTTGGGATACAGTGATATTTTAAACAAAAAGCACTTGCGAGCTGCAGGTGCTTTTTTGATACCCTAGAAAGTAGGTGATGCGATGAAATATATTTCTCAAGAGGAAGCCAATGCGGCCATTTATGACAAAATCATGGAGGTCAAAGGGGATTATAACGGCATGGTAGAGGAATCGCCTATCATCAACGATACAAAGCTCCGAATGTACGTGGAGAAGTTTGTAGTGGATGTGATGGATTACTGCCACCGAGAGGATTTCCCTGATAGCCTGATTTATACGGCGGTGGAGCTTATTACTAAGTGGACGGATGCGGAGACTTCAGGAGAAAAAGCACCGCTGAAATCTCTGAAGCAAAATGATACGGAATTTACCTTTGCGGTATCTGATGTATCTTCTACTGGAAATCCCCATGAAGCAGACTTCGAGAGTTTGAAACCAAAGCTGAACCGTTTCCGCAAGGTGGGAGGTAGGTAGCCATGGAATTCGTAGGAATGAAGCGGTTGCTGAAACAGTTTATGTACAATGACCGCATGACTGTGTCCAGACAAGTCGCTTCTTTGGATGCAGAGGGAGCTGACGACTATAGGATTGAGGAAATCTATCACGAGATTCCCTGCCATTTGGGCAGCTACGAAATCAGCTTGACCGGGAAACAGTCCGATCGGGGCGATGTGTTGACACAAAAGCTCCGCATTGATTGTGACCCTCAGTATGATATACGGCCTAATGACATTCTGGCCATTCAGACGGCAGCGGAGCAGCAGTTCCTGCTTCGTGCCGGTAAGGCTTTGAACTATCCTACTCACAAGGAAATTAACGCAGAACGGGAAGGGGAGGAGGCCTGATGGGCGAAGAAATCACCGGCTTCGATCAGCTGGATGCCAAGTTGCAAAGCATTTTGAATCAATCACTGGCTAAGAGAAACAAGTTCGTCGCGCAGCAGGCGGAGCTTCTGAACGGTCGTGTCAAGGACAACACCCCCGTGGATACCGGTACGCTTCGAAACGGTTGGCATAGGAGCCGCGCCGCCAAGGGGGCTGCTACAGTTTACAACAATACGCATTATGCGGGGCACGTAGAATTCGGGCACCGCATACGAAAGCGCGGGGGCGGGTGGTCGAAGGATAAGAAGGGCCGCACGCGGTTCGTTCCCGGTGCGAAGATGCTTCATGAAGGATTGGCGGAAACGGAAAGGCAATTCAAGGCGGATGCAGAAACCATCATGGAGGATTTGCTCTCATGATTACCTATAGAAGTCTCAAGAAAACGCTTACGGCGTTACTAAAAAACAAATTTCCAGATTGTAAGGTGCACTTCGATAATGTAGAAAAATCGGATGCGCCTTATTTTTATGTCGAAATGCAGCCCTACACATCAACGGTGGATGGGAAAGGCGTATATCATGACCGCAATATCGAGATTGACATCCAGTATATTCCGGATGAGGACTTATTCGGACGGATTGACCGGATGAAGATTTATGATATTGGTCAGATTCTCGATTTGGCGATTCGCCCTGTCTTTTATGTAGAAGATAGAGCCATCACCATTCCGGAAGCCGAAACCACTGTCCATGATGAAGTGCTGCATTATATTTTCCGGTTACAGTTCACGGACGCTGACATGAGTCAGGAAGAATTTGAACTGATGGAAGAGCTGACGCTCAATTTAAGGAAGGAGTAACAATATGGCAAATGAAGCTGAAGTTTTTGGATTGCCACAGGTACTGATTGATTTTAAAACCAAGGGAACTACGGCTATCAAGCGCAGCGCTCGAGGCATTGTGGCGATGATCCTCAAAAATGAGGAAACTGATGTCAGTAAGTACTACAAAATCAACGATGTTTCTGACATTCCAGATGAAGGACTGACCGCGGAAAACGTAGATCTGATTAAAAAGTGCTTGCTGGGGACACCGCTTCGTATCCTGGTATATACTCTGCCAAAAGCAGACATCACTGAACCAACTCAGAAACTGGCCGGTATCCTTGCAAAACTGGAAAGCGTAAAATGGAATTATCTCTGCTATCCGAACAGTACTGAACAGGAGCAGCAGGATATCGTTTCCTGGATCAAGTCTGAACGCGGAAACAAGAGAAAGACTTTCAAGGCTGTGGTAGCTAATCAGGCAGCGGACCACGAAGGCATCATCAATTTCTGCACCGGCGGCATCAAGGTAAAGACTGATACCGATTCCAAGGGGAATCCGGTGTATACCACCTACACTGCTCTCCAGTACACCGCTCGTATCACCGGTATTCTGGCCGGTCTTGCGCTTGACCGTTCTGCTACCTATTTCAAGTTGACCGAAGTCGAAGAGGTAGAACAGTATGAAGATATCGATTCTCTTATTGATAAAGGCCAGCTGCTTCTCTTTGATGAACAGGATGGGGATGGAGTCAAGATTGCCCGTGCATGCAATTCTCTGACTACCTTCACCACAGATAAAGGCGAAGATTTCCGCTACATCAAAATTATGGAAGCGGTCGATATGATTACCGATGATATCCGTGATACGTTCAAGAAGTACTATGTGGGCAAAGTCATCAATGACTATGACCATAAAATGCTCTTCATCACCGCTATTCTGGTGTACTTCGATGAAATCAAAGGCAATGTTATTGACCGTGACGGCAATAACACGGTAGATATCGATGAACAGTATCAGGCGAATTATGCTAAGCTCCACGGGGAAGATACATCCACCATGACGGCTATGCAGATTCGTCAGTACAATACAGGTACTAATGTGGTACTGGCTGGCAGTGTGAAGCCAGTCAACGCCATGGAAGATCTGAAAATTGTATTTGTTATGTAATGTAGGAGGCATGAATAATGGCTAGAGCTGCAGAAGATGTGAAATACAGAGGCCGTCGTCGCTGGAATGGTTCCCACGGGAAAGTATGGTGGGATGGTGAACTTCTCTTTGAAATTGAATCCTTTGAATGTAAGGTAACGGCAGACCGCGAGGACGTGCTGATTGGCAATTCCAAAGACTCCAAAATCGTATCCCTCACCGGTTCGGGTACACTGACAATCAAGTCTGTCATTAACCGCAACATTAACGCCTATCTGGAGGAGTGGAAAAATGGCCATGATCCGAGAGCTACGCTTGTGGGGCTGCTGGATGATCCGGATGCCGTAGATGGACAGAAGGAACGCGTGTCCATTGATAATGTATTCTTTAATGAGCTTGCTCTGATGAATTTCAAGAAGGGTGAAGTGGTCGAGAAGGAATTCCCCTTTGGATTCACTCCTGAGGATGCGAAATTTATTGAAACAGTAGAATAGCGAGGTATGAGAATGGCTGTAAGTATTGAAGAACTGATCGAAATGAAAGAAGCCGTAGCAGCGGCGAAGAAAGAAACGTATGACATGGAAACATCCATCGGCGTCATCACGGTAAAGAAACCGACGGCAGCGATGGTGCTCGAATCCAAAGCTACGGAGGGGGATGGAGATGCGTATCTCGTGCTGAACTGCATAGTATCCCCGAATCTGAAGGATGCCAAGCTGCAGGAGGCCTATGGGTGCGTGGAACCGACGGATATTGTGCGTAAACTGTTTGATGCAGGTGAAATGACTCGGATCGCCGTGGCTATTCTTGATTGTGCAGGTTATAACAAAAACATCGTACGAAAGGTTCACGACGACGCAAAAAACTGATTGAAGGGAACTGGGAGGCTGCCACGGCGGCCTTTTTAGTTTCCCATGGTCATTCTCTCTCTTATTTCTTCTCACTGTCGCCGGTCGAGAAGATCTTCTGCCATGCGGCTATGGAGGCAGAGGATGAGAGGGCGGCCAAACTGGCCGCAGTAGGCATGACAAGGCAGGTGATAGGATGAGCCAGTATGTATTGAGCGCTACGCTCGAGATGCGGGATAAGATGACGGCTGCCATCAAGACCGCGAAGAAAAACGTCTCCGGGTTTAAAACTTCTGTAGTGGGTTCGCTGTCGGCGGTCGACCGGCTGACGACGGCCAATGGCAGACTGGCGGCATCCGCTGTCAAGTCTGCGGCCGAAATCAAGAAGACCGCCAGCGCACTTTCTGGGATCAAGGGAAATCATCGGGCGGCAGTATCCGTGACGGATAAGGCAACGCCTGCGATTACCCGGATCAGGAACCAGATGAACAGTATCCGTTCGAAAGAGGTAGCTATTAACCTAGTACAGAAGAGCGGCAAGCTGAAAAACAGTCTTGATGGGCTTGCTTCTGGCATGCTTATGAATACTTCGCTGCAGATGCTTGGCGGTGCGGGAGTCGGCTTTGGTATTTATAATACTGTGAAAAGCTACATGGACTTCGAGCAGACTATGTCCGGCGTCAAGGCGATTTCCGGTGCTACAGACGAAGAATTTCAGAAGCTCACGGCGTCTGCTTTGGAGATGGGGGCGAAAACGAAATTCACCACGACGGAGGCGGCGCAGGCGCTCACTTATATGGGCATGGCGGGCTGGAAGACTGAGGAAATGATCGGCGGTCTTCCTGGCATCATGAATCTGGCTGCCGCCTCTGGCGAAGACCTGGCTTCGGTATCAGACATCGTAACGGACGCTATGACGTCTTTTAAAATGGGGGCCGATGAAGCGGGGGAATTCGCTGACGTGCTCGCTGCAGCGGCTGCCAATTCTAATACCAATGTCGGAAAGATGGGTTACACGTTCAAGTATGTAGCGCCGCTTGCGGGGGCTCTTGGCTATAACATTCAGGACACGGCGCTCGCTATTGGTGCAATGGCAGACAGCGGCGTTAAAGGGGAACAGGCCGGCACGTCGCTTCGTGCACTGATGACTCGTCTGGTATCGCCGACAAAAGACGTGAAAGAAGCGATGGCGACACTGAGCCAGCACATCGACGGCGGGTTCTCTGCTATCGACACGGCAACAGGGAAGATGAAACCGCTCCGAAAGATTTTGCTGGATTTGCGAAAAGGGTTCAAAGGCCTCGACGAAGCCACGCAGGGAAAAGTTGCCTCTGATCTTGCCGGGCAGGAAGCCATGTCCGGTTTATTGGCTATCGTCAACGAATCAGATGACAAGTTTGAACGGCTGACGAAAGCCATCGACGGTTCACGCGGTGCCGCGGATAAGATGGCAAAAACTCGCCTGGATAATTTGGCGGGCGATCTGACCTATCTTTCAAGCGCATGGGACGGGCTGACGAAAAACCTGCTGAGTGGCCACGTATCTAGCGGCCTTCGCGATTTGGCGCAGGAGAGTACGAAGCTCTTAAATCGGTTCAATGAAAATATCAAGGACGGGCTGGATTTTGGTGACGTATTTGATATAGTCGGGACTCTCGTCGTCGATCTGAAGAACAAGTTCCTGCAGCTTGATGGCGTAGGCTCCGTTCTAGCCGGCGGGGTGCTGGCCGGGGCGCTCTATAAGATCGCAAAGTTGACGAAGAACGGCGTCGATGCTGTCTCCAGTGTGCTGCATCCTAAGACTGGCGGCATTGCCGGTGGCAGGAACGGTGCATTAAATGATATGGTGGTGTCTGCCAACACAGTTATCGTCAATGGTACGGTAAGCTCTGGCGGCACAGGCATCGGCGGAGCTGGCTCTATCCCCGGTACAAAAGCGGATGGGAAGATTGATGCAGGGAAAGCCGCCCGGTACGGAAAAATCTTCGGACGCGTCATGATGGGCGCTGCTCTTGCCACTTCTGCTTACGAGGTCTACCGTGCAGCGCCGGAAGAACGTGGTGCTGCAACCCTAAAGGCGGGCGGCTCACTTGCCGGCATGTATGCTGGTTCCAAAGCTGGCGCGCTGGCCGGCGGGGCCATCGGAGGTGCTTTCGGCGGCATAGGGGCCGTTCCCGGCGCGCTGATAGGCTCGATTATCGGTGGACTGGGTGGCAGCGTTTTCGGCAACTATATCGGGAACGGTCTTGCTAATGGAACTTTTGGTGCAGGCCGTCTGCAGTCTATGAAGGAAGCGACCATGTATCGGGACAATGCGTCTCGCGGTATGACCTACGAGGACTATGACGACATCACTAAAATCATGGAGCAGGCAACGGAAGAACGCTCGAAGGTGATCGGAGACTTGTGGAATAACGTCTGGGACGGACTCAAGGCGCACGGACAGGAAGCTGTCGAGTCCATCAAAGGACAGTGGAGCGATGCAGCGGGCTGGTATGACGCTTCCGTCTGGGATCCTATTGACGCCAGCGCAGGGACTACGGGAGCTGACATCGGATCCGCGTTTACGGATGCGTGGAGCTCAGTGCAGGGTGCATGGAGCGGCGCAGCAGCATGGTTTGAAGCAAACGTCATGGCACCGATTTCCTCTAAAATTTTGCAGATTTCCGCCAGTGCTATGAGTCATTACTCTTTTGGAAGCGATGGCGCTGTGCGAGTCGGTGACAGCGTGCCGATGGACGCCGTAGGGGATATGCATTTCTCTGGCGGTTTGGCACAAATCAATGAACACGGCGGCGAACTCATCGACCTGCCGCAGGGCAGCCGGATCTATCCGGCGGGGAAAACAGCACAGATCATTTCCCGTGAAGTACAGAATTCGACCGCATCTGGGAACTCTGTCATGGTTACGGGAAATACGTTCGTTGTGAGAAATGAAGCCGATATGGACAAAATCGCTTATACAATCATGAGAGCCCTCGAACAGGGCTATGCAAACTACGGAGGTGCGTAATGAAAGCATGGGGAGCACTTGGTACCGCGTTAAATATCGCCTCCGCAATCTTAGGTGGAGGCAGCTCGAAGCGGCAGATCATTCTTTCTTGTGAAACAGAAAAAGTCACGCTGCCTGTTACGCCGCGTGTATACGAGGTATCTACCGGGCAGGGGAATAAGGTTGTCAACGTCGAGCAGGTAGGTGAGGCACTCGTCTTTGGGCTGCCTCAGGCGCAACGGATTTCTTTCCAGTGTTTTTTCCCAGCTTCGGTACATGACTACCCCTTCGTAGTTGGGGATGCCCTCGAACCGTCTTTTTTCGTCGAAAAACTAAGGAAGTGGAAGGAAAGCAGAAAGCCTGTCAGAATCATTATCACTGATTCGCCGGTCAATCTTATGACCGGTATCATGAAATTCGATTACAAAGAACAGGATGGAAGTCGGGATATCTACTACGCTTTGACTCTCACTGAGTACAAAGATCTGAATACGCCACTTGCCAACAACAATAAGCAGGTAGATAAGACCACGGGCTTGAAAGACAGACCATCGCCAGACAAAAAAGCAGATTCGGCAGCTAAACTGAAAAAGGCGAAGGATGTGGTGGACGTGGCCAAGAAATGCTACGGGCAGGCCAACAAATGGCGTCGTATTGCCCAAAGCAATGATCTGAAAGATTTGGCTATCAATAACGCTGATAAGATTGGCAGGTTGATCATCAAATGATTGTCAAGCACGAATACATAACGACTGATAGTGATGGGAAAAAGACTCAGCATGTAGATGACATCACGCAGCTAATCAGCCGCATCGAGTGGTCCGGGTCCCGTTTGCAGGCTGCACGGCGCCTTGCCTTTGATGTGGTACAGGACTATCGAGATCCTAACCTACCTAATCATCCATTGGATAATGGCGATACGGTATATGGGTACGATGAGGACGGCACGCTTCGATTCCATGGGAATATATTTCATCTGGAGCGGGACGTGCAGGCGTCCAAAGTCTCTGTCACTGCCTATGACAATTTGTTTATCCTAAATAAAAGCAAAACTACACGTAAATTTACAGACATGACTCCTGAAAGCATCACAGAGTCGGTTTGTAATGAACTGGGAATCGAAACGGGCAATATCCTTGCTACAGGGACACCCGTTTCTTTCATTGCTGTCAGGAAATCTGGCTATCAGATTATTCTCATGGCGTATACCGAGGCGGCGAAGCAAACAAAGAAGAAATATGCCCTGCTGATGAATGGCAGTAAGCTGGATGTAGTCGAAAAGGGAACTCTCATCGAGGACTACGAAGCCAATGGATATACCAATGTATTGAATGAACGGTTTGCCGAAAGCATTGAAAACATGGTGAATCAGGTCGTGATCACTGATGCAGAGGGGAATGCCACCGGCTATCAATCCGAAGATGACCAAATCAAAAAATATGGCTTGATACAGGATGTATATAAGACCAATCCAAAAGCCAATGCGCAGCAGGAAATCGAATCGTTGCTAAAAGGCCCTGATAGAACCGGCACCTTAGATATGCTGGGTGATTATCGGGTGGTAGCCCCCTATTCCATTGCCGTGCAGGAGCAATATTTCAAAGGCCAGTTTTGGATCAAGAGTGATAGCCATATCTTTGAGAATGGTATGCACACCATGAAGCTGGAACTGGAATTTGAAAACATTATGACCAAAGAGGAGGCGGGAGCCAATGGCGGATAAAATTCCAACTATCGAGCAGTCGGCCAATCGCATGATCGGGTTGATGCACCAGGCAGGGAAAGACGAGCAGGTGCAAATGGCTCAGATGGGTATCGTGCGATCGCCGCCTCCCGATATCGCTATTGATGTCAACACTATCCAGCTCCATAAGGAAGATGTTTATATCTCCAGATACCTCATGCCCGGTTATACCAGGCACATGGTAGGCGAGACGTCCTATCGTGGCGGTGGTGGCGGTTATGCGGAATACGCCAGCCACAATCATCCTATTGATAACGATGAGACATGGACGGATACGCTAAAGCCGGGAACTATCGTCCTGGTGATACCTTTGGAAGGTTCAAAGAATCTAGAAGGAAATCAGCTATATTGGATAGCAGATAGTGGGGTGAAACTATGAGTGAAGCGTTCCCTTTTGTCGGTGCCAGCGAGGCTTTGATTCAGGCTTCCTCTGATACGCAGGATCTACCGTTATTTAAAGAATTCGCATGGGATTTTGAAAAGAATTGTTTTCTGTATGACAAATCGGGGAAGCATATCCTGCTAGAAGGCACCGAGGCTATCAAGATATGGGTATATAAAGCATTGGCCACAGAACGCTATACATACCTTGCTTATTCGTGGCAGTACGGTATTGAAATCAAGCCATTTATAGGATTGGTGATGGGAGTACAGGAACGAATCAGCGAGCTGAAACGAATGATTACGGAATGCCTTATGGTAAATCCCTACATTCTATCCATCAATGATATTTCATTTTCACAGGAAGGGCGAAAGGCGACAGTAACGATTGACCTGACAACGGTCTATGGGGAGGTGAGTGCGTAATGTATGTAGCTAGAGATCAGAACGAAATCCTGCAGGAATTGCAAAGACAAAGCGGGATTGAAGCGTCGAAAATCGAAGGAACCTTTGAAAATGATGTGTTGGCGTCCAATAGCTTTGAGTTTTCGAAGAGCGAAGTCGAAATTGAGCAGCTCTATAAGGCCGCCTTTGCGGATACATCATGGGGTGAATACTTGACGCTTCGAGCCGCGGAGTTCGGCATTGATAGGAAGCCGGCTGTTAGAGCCATCGGGGCACTGACTATCACCGGTACCAAAGGTATCATCGTCCCGCAGGGCTCCGTATTTTCAACCGACAATAATGTATATTTTACGACTGATGCAGCATGTACCATTGCTGATAACGGGACCGTGGATGTAAAAATCACGGCGCAGATCGCTGGCACTTCGGGTAATGTGGGGGCCAACACCATCGACAAGATCCCTATGAGTATTCCCGGGGTGTCGAAATTCATCAATAAGGATGCTACCCACGATGGGTTTGAAGAGGAAACAGACGAATCTCTCTTGAAACGGTACTTGGTACATGTCAGAACGCCTGCCACGTCGGGAAATGTGATGCATTATAAGGAATGGGCCCTCTCCGTAGCTGGTGTGGGGGATGTGAAAGTCATTCCCCTATGGAACGGCAATGGCACGGTCAAGGTGCTTGTTACCGACGTCAATAAAAATGCAGCCAGTCAGGAACTGCAGAAAAAGGTGGCTGATTATATCGAGACGGTACGGCCCATCGGTGCCACTGTGACCGTAACGGCGCCGGCATATCTCAATATCAACGTGACGGCTAACGTAAAGGTCAATCAGGAATATTTACAGGATTATGCGTCTGTGCTGAAAAATACACTGGATGCGTACTTGGTAGATAGTGGATTTGATAGTGATTATGTATCCATTGCCCAAGTCGGTAAGGTACTGCTTAATAGTGGTGCTATTTCAGACTATGACTCACTAAAAATCAATGGTGGTATCAGCAATGTAAGAATTCCATCAGGATACCTGCCTAGAGCCGGCACTATGGGGGTGACTAGGGTTGACTAGACTACTAAGGTCATCTGACAAAATAGATATCACGCAGTACTTGCCGCCTTTTTTAAAAAAAGATCCTCATTTCCGTGCAGTATGTGAGGCGTGTTCATGGGAGCATGAAAACATCCGTAATGCTATTCTCGATGCGCTGAATCAGTTTTTCGTCGAGAAAGCGACTTGGGGACTATCCATGTGGGAACGAGTGCTGGACCTGCACCCTAGCCCGGAAGATACTTATGAACAACGGCGCAAAAAAGTGCTGGTTAAGCTGCAAGGTACGCAAACCAGCACGGTATCTTTTTTGGGGAAAGTGGTGAATGCCTACGGATATGGATACATCGAGGAACATAACGACAAGTACTATTTCAATATCTACACTACATCCACAAATACAGAGGATTTGAAACAGATGCAGAATACAATCATCTATTACAAGCCGGCACATTTGGGACTCAATGTGTATCTAGGCTTTTCATGGAATGGAAAAATCCAATTTGATGGGAAATATATCTATGGTTCGTCCATTACTAAATGGGAGGAATAGACATGGCAAAATATCTTGATAAATGGAAAACTGATTTTCCCGCTTCGGTGGGGAATGTGACAAGACCAACAGACGGAATCGATGATACTCTTGACTTCAATTCCGACGGATTTCCGCAGCGAATCTCATCTGATCCGGTTCATTATAAACTGGAAAACGATATGGCAAGTCAGATCTTCTCTAACGATGCCCGATTGAAAGAAGCTATTGATGCTAACAAAGCAGCCGGAGATGATACGCTTGCAAATCATAACAAAAGCGCCCAATCCCATGCTAATGGCATTGCGGGAAATGCAGCATCTGCCACTAAGCTGAAAACGGCTAGACGCATCAACGTTATTGGAGATTGTCTGACGGGCAAGGCTGCTTCTTTTGATGGAAGTGATGATGCTGATATCGAAGTTGCTTTAACTACTGCACTAAAAGCATTAGGCAGACTCAGTCCATCAGTTGATAAATTACCTTACTTCACAGGAGCGAACGCAGCATCTCTTGCCAGTCTGTCAGAATTCATGCGCGGCGTACTTGGTAAAGCGACGGCAGCAGAAGTGCGTAAGGCTATTGGGGCTATCAATGAGCCTGGTGTTGGGGTTATTGCAGGCTATGTGTCAAACGCTAATGCATGGTGGGTGAAGCTTAGCGGCGCGGTGCCGCTAATTATCCAAGGGGGATATCATAAGGTTCAGAGTACCGTTACTTTTGCGATTTCTTTTCAAAACTGTTTATCTGTGGTTGCATCACTAGCACGAGGCGATGAAGAAGCTGTACAAACCTATGAATACACCTCCACCAATTTTTATTTATTCCAAAGATATAGAGATCGTTATGCGCATTACATAGCGATAGGCTACTAACCAAGGGGGAATTATCGGCAGCAGTTGCCGCGCGGACGTGACTATTACATATCCAGTCGCATTTAGCAGGGTATTTAATATCTTGCACGCCGCCTATGTTAATAATGCTAACTCTTCCGGACGTGGTCTTGATGTCATCAAATCTTATACAACTACGAGATTTGTGTTTTATGCAGGATTTGATATGGGGCATCAGCAATTTTGGCTGGCGGTAGGTATCTAATCAGATACCAATAGAATACCAAAATGAACCGGTACTTCTGCCATTTTGATAGTATGTGAAGTTTGTATTGTTCGGCTTTTGAGTAAGTTCTCCCCAATCCGAATCTGATCGGTAAGAAATTTCTGTAATCAATACTCCTAGTATTCCTGAGTACCCAATCGGGTAAGTAACAGTTCGAGTATGATTAACTTGTGTCTCGTTATATCCCCCTTGGAGAAAAGCGAATTTTCAATGAGTTGAAAACATCCGATAAACTCAGAATATTCGATACTATCGATATGGAATAAAATGCAATAATCGGCACAAATCTAAGTAACGAAAAAGTATCACGATACATACAATACTCGCGGTACTTTTCAAATTGGGCAATTCTTTGGTTAGTAGCAGGTTAGCATCAAATCTTTTCGATAGCTTTACGTAGTTGCCGTAGATTTTTGTGAGTGTATACTCCGTTAGTCACATCATGTCTAGCATGACCAAGGATCATTTTTCTGGCGTTATCGTTAACATCGACGGCATCCAGCAGAGTGGCACATGTATGACGAGTATCATGTGGTTTGTATTTCTCCCCGTGAATTAGCTTCATGACACGGCTAAACAGGCGAGAGAGACGACTATAGCCGTAGGGATCCCCACTTTCATCACATAGCAGGAAATCACCTTGTAAAGAGTATCGAGCTTCTACGAGAGGCCATATCTTACTGGCGATAGGGATGATTCGTTTTCCGGCTTCGGTCTTTGATTTTGTGATGCGGATATACTTCTGCCTACGATTGATGTCAGTTTTTTTGAGATTACGGAGTTCGCAAGTACGCATGCCGGTGTAGATGAGTATCAGTACAATATCGACATCTGCTTTATCAACTAGTTTCCAAAGCCGATTGATGGCTTGCTTACTCATGGCTTGATGAGGATTGACTGGCTTGTTTTTACCGATTCGGATAAGCCCGGTAAAATCATGAAACGTGTATTCCATTTTGCGAGCGTATGCAAATAGCAGTGATAGCAGGTTGCGGACCTTTTTCTTGCTGGCATATGATAACCTATTCATTCCATCTAGGACGGTTTGTAAATGGCTGTATTTGATGTCGGATACTGGTAAGTCATACAAAAGCCTGCAGTGCTTATAGGCGCTTTCGTAGCCGTGTATGGTGCTATCAGACACGCTGCTGTATTCGATGTGTTTGGGAAGCCAGCGTGCATATAATTCTGCAAATGTTATTTTGTTGTCTGAAAGGCGGTGGAGCCCATGAGATTGATTGTAATCAACTTGATAAGCCATTGCTTCCAACTTAGTAGCAAAGTAACCAATGACTTTCTGCTTGCCTTGCTGGGACACAACAAAGCAATACGGCCGCCGCCGTGAACCACTTAATAATTTAATACAACCATATCCATTTGGATTTTTCATTTTTTAGACCTCCAATCATATTGATGGAGGTTATTTTAATGTAAGGAGATAATGCGATGGTAGTATCTATTGCCAATCCTACTTTGACATATTTGTCTATCTACGAAACAACAGGTGAAAGAGTAACCTCTTATGTGACCGGCGCACATGGGGACACTGTGGAAGAATTGCTGGCTAAAGCCAAAGTGGAATATCCAGACAAGGTCCATGTTGTGCAAGACGCTTTGACCTACAACAAAGCCCTGCAAGGTGATTTGCTGTATAAAAATGGAGCATATCAGGCTAAACCGGAACCAACAGAAGAAGAGAAGCGAGAAGCCGAACTGGCGGCGCTTGATTCTGAATATGCTAGAAAAATCAGTGATATCGAAACAGGAATGGCGAAAGCAAAAGCCGTAGAAGATGAGGACTACTACAATGACCTCAAAGCTGAAAGAGAAGAACTGGTTGCGGAATATACAGAAAAGAGAGGAGCAATTTAAATGGAAAGATGTTTCATTTGCCATCGCAAGATGGATAACAAGACTGGACTTTGCACTAATGCGAAATGTATCAGATCGAAGCCGCTGACACCCAAAGATGAAACGGAAGAAAAGAAAGATGCGGAGGATAAAACATGACTGAAATCTTCATTCAAATTTACAATTCCGCCGATCGTGCGATTTGCAGCATCCCGGACGGCTGGCCCTACAAAATTCTTATGGGGATCTTACTCATCGCCATGTCGAAGCACATCATGCTTTTTACTGCATTCGCCGTGTTGGTGGCTCTTGACTTGTTCGCCAAATTTATTGCCCTGTCCTATCACTGGCTGATTGAGAACAATGTGGAAAAGCCCTCGCTGGTAGATTCCATCCGAGGCATTCCAGCGGCACATCGGGCTCGTATCATCAATAGCCATGAAATGAAAACGCAGTTTGCAGGGAAAATCTTTGCTTATATGTTTTTGGTGATTGCTGGCGGTCTAGCCGATATCCTTGTGGGCCATGTCAATTTTGCACAGATCGTGATTTCCTACCTGGCATCCACCGAGCTTCTCAGCATCGTGGAGAACCTGGACGATGCTGGTGTGTCTATGGTCCATAATTTAGCTGCAGTAATTAAAAAGAGGAGTCCAACATGAAATTAAAAGAATGGGTCGTTATTTACGTGGCAGTCTTTTTGTTTACCGTAGGGGATTGGATAAAGGGACGTTGGAAAAAGGAGGATAACGAATGCTGGTAACTGATTTAAGTGACTGGAATGATCACATTAACTGGTCTCATCTCATCGCCGCAGGAGTCGGTGGTGCGATTGTGAAGATTTCCGAGGGCAGAAGCCTGACTCAACTGCACGGAAAACATATCGCCGGTGCGGAGGCTAGGGGATTGCCGTGGGGCGCCTATTGCTACACGCACGCACAAACTACCGAGCGAGCAAGAGAAGAAGCAAATCGAGTGATCGAGGCGCTGAATGCATTGGGGTACGGTACACCGCCGTTAGGGATTTGGTTTGATGTGGAAGCGCCCGAAGTCATTGGGCAGGATAGGGAAGATGTGACCGCCATCTGTAGTGCATTTATTTCAGAATGCAATGCCGCGGGTTATTCTGCCGGAATCTATGCAAGTCTGTCTACTATCACAGACTGCATGAATCTTGATGATCTAGCTGATTATGTACCCGTATGGATTGCCCAATATGCCGGTGCATGTGATTTCCATGATTATTTCCCGAGCAGAATCCTTGCTGGTTGGCAATATACTGATTCTTTTGAAATTGATGGGCGGAAATATGATTTAAGTGAATGGTACTGATGAGGTGATATTGTGCTGAAAGTGGTCAACAATGGAATTAGTCTGACAAGAGGAGATACTGCTACTTTCAGACTGCAAATCAAAAATCAAGACGGTACTGACTACGAAATCACTCCGGATGATCAGGTGCTTTTTACCGTAAAAAGATCGCCAAATGACGAGGAAATCGTTATCCAAAAAGCGGCTGCTAATAATTGCATCACCATTGTTCCTAGAGAGACAGATAATCTGGCGTATGGAACATACTACTATGATATCGAATTGCGCCGGCCTGATGGATTTGTCGCGACTGTGATTCCACCACACATACTGAAACTAACAGAAGAGGTGACTTTCTGATGAGTGATAATGCAACACTTACAGGAGTCCTGTCTGCCGTAGGAGTTTTAACTGGTGTGTTGACTCCGGCTGATACTGGCAATTTCGTGGCAGATTACGCAACCGATGCGGAATGCGTGGCTGTCATTGATGATATTTTTGATAATCTACTAAAAGGAGAAGAATAATATGGCTGCTATTGATAAAATTCTGAGAAAATCCAATTTTGCTGCTGCTATGACCACTTTGATTGCAAAGCTGAATAGCCTTTTTGTCAGGAAGGAACCCGGGAAAGGCCTTTCTACCAATGATTATACTTCCGCAGAAAAAGCAAAGCTCGCAGGCGTAGCAGCAGGAGCGAATAACTACGTCCTTCCGGCACCGACAGCAAGCACCATCGGTGGTGTCAAGGCGGGCAATAATGTGACTATTTCCGAAGACGGTACGATTTCCGCTATTCAGGGTTACGTGGACCTGTCTCCCTACGCAAAGACGGCCGATGTAAATACTGCTTTGGGTAAAAAGGCAGATGTAGCCACCACGCTGAAAGGCTATGGTATCACGGATGCCAAGATCGCGGGCGGTGTCATTACATTGGGTGCTAATACCATTACCCCGCTGACGCAGCATCAGTCGCTTGCTGCCTATGCAAAGAGCGCGGACGTAGATAGTACTTATGCGAAAAAAGCAGACATCACCACAGTCTATAAGTACCGCGGGAGTGTGGACACCTATGCGGATCTCCCCGTTAATGGGAATGCTGTAGGCGATGTATACAACGTCGTGGCGGCGGATGCGTCTCACGGAATCAAAGCCGGAGATAATGTAGTTTGGAATGGCAATGCATGTGATAATCTGTCCGGCGTGGTTGACTTGTCTGCTTATATCAAAGCTGCTGATGCTGATAAGAAATATATGCAGCTTAACAACTTCCCACTGTCGACGGATGAGGAAATTACAGCCATCGTCAACGAAACTATTGTATAAGTGAGGTGCTAGCATGAGCACTTACAAGGACTCGCTGCTGGGGGCTATCCGGAAACTATGCACGCAGCTGGACAAGAAATTCGCTAAGTCGTCTGATATGGTAAGTGTCATTGGGCTGCTTTCTGCATATAGGCAGGATATGAATATGTACGTAAAGAAAGCCGACTTATACCCTGTGGGCAGTATCATTATGTCTATCACTAATATCGATCCTGCTTCGCTCTACGGGGGTACTTGGGTGTCAGGTGCATATCTCTCGCAATACGGCGGGCAAATTATATTTTCTGAAGGGGCTACTCCTATTAACGGAGCGCCTTATGTATATAAGAGGATAAAATAAAGGAGGGCGTAATGTGGACCACAAAAAGATTATGTATCTGCTTGCTGGCGTGTTCCTTGTGGCTGGCGGCTGGTT